CGCCTGCCGTCTGCGATAGGTACACCGTAGCGCCGTCAGTCATTCCCGTTGTGCTAATGTTGTTTATTACACCTTGCACAATGACGAATCCCTCCGCACCGTCAGCGATAGCTTCGGAAGTAAATCCGATAGTATCTTTTGAAAGTAATTCAGTATCAGCATCTGCCAATGCAACAGTAAGCCTCTGACCCTGTGCACCTGTGACGTACACTACTTTCCCTCTGGCTATCTGTGTTCCGGTGTTATTCAATGCTCTAATGTGCTGCGTCTCCCCAATTCGGCTAATCGTCTGACCACCCTTCAATACCAAGTTCAGCGTTCCATCTGTGTCACTCCAATACACACTACCTGCTCCCGTTGGTGTATTCGTTGGCGTTGTATCAAATTCCAAGTTTCCCAACTGCGCCCCAAATTCCCCTAAATTAACATCCTGTGTTGCCCCTGTGTATGGCACTTTTTCATCGAGTGCTGCCTGCAAATCCTCTTGATCCGTTAAATCACCGGAGATGTTTCCCCATACTGCCGATACATCTGCGCCCCCCGTTGAGATAGTGACGTTGATAGGCTCTTGAACTATGTCAATGTTATTATTATCAGAATCGATTACAACGCTCATGTAGTGGTTATGTTTAATTGTCCGTCAATTATAGTTCTGACCTGCCCGTCTGCGTATGTTACATTGTATTTGTACGGATGACGTCCGACAGTTAATTCATTCTGAACGAACAGAGATAAGATATTATCATTTGCCCCTGTGACTTCAATTCCGTCGCCAAGGTCTGCCAATATTTCACCGTCGACATAAAATTCAGCATCCAAAATAGTACTCATATCTATGGCCGCCCCTGACTCATTGGTAAAGGTCATAGTAAACTTAATCGTATCGCCCTCCTCAATGTATATGGGCACTTTTTGCGCCTGTAGATTTAATATAGTATCGTCGCAATTCATCAGTATAAGTTTTCGTATTCTTCTTTAAATCGAACATAGTTTTTTAGCTGCGTTTTGCTCACTAAAAATAAGATGTAATGATAGTCTGCAAGGTATTCAAGTTCCAAAATCTTTGCGTCAAGAATCTGTATAAGACTATCAAGGTAGCCGGCCTTTGATATGTTTTGCAGCGTATCAATTTCCCTGTCTGCTACATGGGAATATCGGTAGTTGATTGTTATTACCGTATCGCTTCCAACCGTACTGAATGACATCGAATTAATGGTAACTGTGTCTTTGGTTATAAGCGTATCGCAATTTGACCACGTTTCTGTAGTCCTATCGCCTGGCTTAACTACTGGTCCTGTAGATTGACCAAAAGCAAATGATGATAGTAATAATAGTATTAGTGTGTGTTTCATATTATTGTATTCTTTTTATTGTGATTGTTCCTGAATTACTGCTAAATGTATTTGACGTCACATCTATCCAAACGTCAACAGTATCGCCTGCATTAAGTCCTATGACTAATGAACTCGCACATGATTCGTAAACTGTGGTTTGTGTGTTGCGTCGTGTTGCTAAATGATTTGATGAATTTACTCTTATATATAAATTAATTTCGTTAGCCGTGCCGCTGTTTTTTACATTTGCATTAAAATTAATTTCATAAGTCCCTGCTTGATTTATTGTAAAGTTATCATTCAAAGTACTCGGTGTCGGTGAACCCGTAGAGCCACTTGATGAAGCAGTCCAGTCATATTTAATGTCCGTTGTCGGTGATTGCGTTAGCGATGAATAAGCCATGTAGGCGTAATTAGCACCCACACTCAAAGTATTATTCGTCAAACTCAACCCAGCGCCTACCGTAATCCGTGTTATGTTATTAGAGGAACTCAACCCACTTAATCCGGTTGATGTTATAGCCTGCGGAACTAACTGAATGCCACCATTAACTGCAAGCCGTGTACCTGTACTACCTGTTCCTGATGTTACGGAAAAGGGTAAAGAAAAACTACCAGCCTGTACATATTCCGTTGAAAGACCTACACCAAAAACCCTTAATGCATCATTACTTACCCATGTTGTGCCGTTATGCCGTAGCGTCTGATTTTGTGTGCCTGCCGGTAGTGACCCAGAACCTCCAGAGGCTGCAATCGTTATATTTGAGCCAGTTGCCGAAAAAGTGACGTTAGACCCTGCGGTAAATGTTACGTCTGTACCTGTTGATGAGTTCAAGGTGACTGGTGAAGTTGTGCCAGAAAAAGATAAGTTAGTAGCACCACCACCACCCGATGAACTTATAGTGATGTTGTTTGGGTCCGTATAGGTGAGCGTTGTATTTGTTCCGGCGTTTAATCTTATAGGTGATCCGGTTTGCGTCGTGCTATTAATTCCAATTATACCCGTACCTAAGTTAGTGTAATAAAGGTCAGTATTAGCACCTCCCGGTATTGATGCGCTTGTTATCGTTCCGTTTGGTGTTACCGTCACCATTCGAGTTCCCGTACCTATTAGATTTGGGATGTTCAACTGACCAGAGTTGTATATCTTGAAGTACGTACTTAAGTTATTTCTTATTTGATATTCGTTACCCCCCGTTGCTGATACGTATTGAATACCTGTATTCCAGTTTCCGTTTCCATTTTCGTAGCGCTGAAAAACATCTGTCGAACCTATTGACTTATATTGTGCCGTCAAACTGCCAGACGGCTGATACACTTGAAATATTCGCGTATTAGATGAAAAATCCCCCGTACCCGTCTGACCCACCCCAACAATGCCGTTATAATCCCATAACGGCGTGGCGCTATTTTCAAGTGATGATGAAGTAAGCCATCTTGGTACTTTGTATTGTGTTCCTGTACCGCTGATGCCTGCCGTATATTGTGGAATGTTCAGAGTGCCTCCCGTTAGTGTAGCCGGTCCACTTGTTCCAGATATAGTTAGTGTTAACTTACGTTGTAGTTCCGTAGTGTCGGCATACAATACCAGCGTATCATTAGTTATGAACCCCTCAATGCCATAGCCGGGAATCACTACATTAATACCCGGTGCGCTGTAATTAATGGAGTCAAGATACTCCAAAAACCCAAGATACCCCTGCGCATAGGTTCCGTTAACGTTTCTATATGCCACCGGTAAATCCCATCGGGTTGAGGATCTCTCTAATTGTGACAGTTTTGTTTGGCCAAAACTAACTAACGGAAATAATAATATTAAAATCAGTATCCTCATACTTCTAAAAACTTAACTTCTATTGTGTAGCTATCGCCCAAATCGTTATTAATTAATACGTCGTTATTTGCCCAGTCTAAAGAAAAATCCCTCGTGTCTAAAGTTAGCGGAATATCGAATGGTACGTACCGTTGTTTTATTCCGTCTTTGTAAACTTCAAACCTGCTGCGGATTTGTTCTTCGGTCAGATCCTGTACAAAATTAATTAAATAATCCGATAAAAATGGCGCATCGTCGAGGTTAACGCTCGAAGTTGTTACCCCTGTAAACTCCTGGTATACTATTGTCCCTATGTTTCCGGTATCACGGGCATAAATATTAGTGTCAGGATTATCAAGGCTTAAAAAGAATTCATTTCTGTCTGGTGCTTCAAGGTTGACGGTAATTGTCGGCTCAGTTGTTGGTATTCTAATCCCGGTAATTTGTGCCGTCGCCTGGTGTACGTCCCAACTCATTCGGCTGCAAATGTATTCATTTGTCCTGTAAAGTATTTTGTAATAAATACCCGGAATATTAAATTTAACATTTAACCCAATGTCAACAAATTGCTGTTTAGCTCCCATCATTTTAAGGTAGTTTCTGACCATTGCATATTCTAATCCCTCAAAACTATCTGCACTATCAAATTTCCATTGGTCGCTAAACTGCCCTACGTCGGTAAATTCCCCATTCCATAACCAAAATTTAACTTGATCATTTCCGTATGTGTTTGGTGCTGCAAGTTCAAGTTCCTTTTTTTCAACTTCATCTGTGTCCGTTTCTGCAAAGAATTTAACTACATCAGGTTTTGCTACAGGATACTGACCAAACTCGTGATATATATTATAATTAAAGAAGTTTACAGGTGCTGCAATTGTACTAACTAAATTAAAGTTATTATCATACCACCCTACGAACTCGCTTCTAAATTGCATTTCTGTATCAACGTCAAATTGTGGAAATATAAATTGAAATCCAAATTCTAAATTGGCGTTTTGATATTTAAAAAGTACGTCTATAGCTGTTTCACTTGCTGCATTTACTAATGTATGTGCTGGCTCATTAAACACATTTACTAAAAATATATGACTGCTTAATTGGTGTATTGGTGTGCCATCAAATTTAGGGTAATCTACATCAGAGCCATTCCATTCCAATGCCTTAAAATAAAATCTAATTTTAAAATATTCAAGTTTTGCCGTTTGCGCTGGCGTTCCTGTTTGCTGTGGCGTAAATTGGTTTGGAACAATTACTTTCATAAAAGTATTGTACTGAATACCGCCGAGCATTAATCCCATGTCTGAATAGGTAGTATTGGATCGCTTCCAAACTAAACCAGCTGCTAAATTCTTTTGTGTGTGCTGTTTCTGTGTTGTTATTAAAAATGACTTTACACCTGGTTCATAATAAAAAGTACCTCCTGCAAGCGCATATGTATCACTTTCATCTTGTATATCAACTTCATTAAATCCGGTAAATGGTGTAGTATTTATTGTGCCATCCTTTTCAATTAAATAAAGTTGCTTTGTATTGCTGCTTATAAACACATCACGTGAGGTTAAATAATATAACCCGTTATGATATGATAGCGTTAAATTAAGGCGTTTTAATAACTCCTCAAGAACTTCCCAACACGTCCACTTATCACGGACATTGTTTTCAAAATTATAAAAGTAATTATTTACCCTAAGTAATTTATATAAATATGGATCTTCAACAAAATAACCATTGGCAGTTTCAAGGCAAGTTGTAAGTTCTATTAATGTATCACTTGCACTATAAAACTGATCTACTACATCAATTTGATTTAAACAATACAATATTACATCGACTACCTTTTGACCTGTTGACCCTGGATTATCGTAATCCTTATTTTTTAAATTAGTAAGTCCATCAATTGCCTGAACTTTTACAAACGGTTGAAGTCTGTCCTCAATGCTTATCCCATTGCTGATTATTCTACCTAAAAAATAGGTATTATTATCTGCATAGTAATCAATTTGAAGATAAAATCTTCCCTCATTTGCATTAATTAAATCATCTAAAAAATCTTGACTTGCCTCGTTATTTATAAATACATCAATTGTTGCACTAGCTGTATAAATGTATTCTGTTAAATCTCTATCGTTTCCCTGTGTTTCAATCAAAATGTTTGGTCCTATGTCATAATCAAGTGGATCGCCGACATATTCAGTATCTATAATTTTAACTCGGTAACTATAATCATTTACCGATTGACCTCGCATTTGTAGACGTACTGCCATTTATCTTAATCTGTTATAATATCCACCCGCATATCTATTGGACAAAAGTAAATCAATCCCTGATAATCTTCCGTATAATTCTCCACCACCTCTTGAAAATCCACCGCCAACCACGTCTGCTGGAACTACCGCTTCGCCTTTGTGAAGCATTGCCATACCATCCGATTTGACCATATTAGTACCTATTGCTAAGGAAGGCAACGGCGTTGCTGCTATGGCTGCAATTTGTGCCGCTACAAGTCCGGCAACTACTCCAGCAAGTATTGGATTACCTAATACTTTGACAACTTCTGTCGCTCCTGCAATTGTTGCGCTAAATATTGCGGCTGCTTTGTCTGCAATTGCTTTTTTACGTGCAAGTTGTGCTCGCTTTTTTGCCAAATCTTCTTCGAGTTTTGCTATGGCTGCCGCTTTTGCATCCTCATTTGTTATGGTATTTTCAATTACTTTTCTTTGTTTTTCTTCGTATGCATCCAAATTAGCTGCCTGTAAATTATAAATTGATCCTAAAGTATTAAATGCCGTTCCAACTGCACCTGCTATATCACTTGCTAATTTACCTGTGCCCTCTCCAAACTTTTCATTTAAAAAATCAAATATATCAGTAAATGAACTTTGTACCTTTTCACCTACGCCGCTAACAGTATTTCCAATACTAATCATACTGCCTGGTACTGCACCCATTATTTTAACTATATTCTTAAAGTTTTCTTCAGTCTTTGTAACTGTTTCATTTAATAAATTAAATTTACCCGGCATTAATCCCAGTGTCTGAAGATAAATCTGAGAAGCTTTTGTCAAATCGTTTTGACGTTCGGTAAGCATTGCAAGTTCATTGCTAACATTTACAACCTCTTTATCTGTTGGTCCAAAACCCTGATTAATTAATTCCTGTAATCTTGCGTTTGTGTTTTCAATTGCAATTTCTAAATATTGCGCTTCAGTTATAAACCCGTCCCTTAAATTAGAACGTGTTTTGGCAAGCTGTGTATTTAATTCTACTATAGTATCATTAAATTCTCCAAGGTTTGTAACGTCAATTTCAAATTTTGGTTTTGTGGCAGCACGTGCACCACCGCCACCACCTGCACCTGTTATAGTTGATCCTGATTTTTTTTGATCTGGTGTTAAAGAAATATATGATATTTTTTTACTTGTATCCTGCCATCCAGACACCACATCCTCACCAAATGTTTTTAAATCACCTTTTAAATCTTTTAAAGTACTAACTGAATTTTTTGATAATTCCGCCCATGTATTAGCAAAGGCATTTTTAATATCATCAGGATTAAATGTTAATACGCCCTTTATGGCTAAACCTATACCTTTAAAAACAATTACACCTGCTTTTAAAAGTCCTTTAAATAAATCAATCATTGATGATATTGCAAACTTAAAGTAAGAATACATTAATTTTATGCTTTTTACAATACCATCAACTCCGGCTCGTACAATTAAAGATTCATTATATATTTCAATAAAATAATTGGCAACATCGACCATTGATTTTTTGACCGTTTCCCAATTTGTATAAATTAAATATATTGCTGCAGCAACTGCACCAATTGCTACAATAGCCGGTCCGCTTAGTGCTGTAAATCCTGCTAAAAATCCGCCATTTTTAAACTTATCTGCTACCTTAATTATATTAATTAATAAAGTGCCGTAAGCTAAATTTAATTGAGACGTAACAAATAAAACTGGTCCAATTGCTGCGGCTATTCCTGCAAATATAACTATGGCTTTTTGTAGTTCGGGGTTTAATGATTTAAAACCATTAACAATCCCTTCAATAAAACCGGCAACCGTATCCAATACCTTTTGTAAATTAATTGATTCCGCAATAATTCTGCCAAGTTCAACTAAACTAAATTTAATGCTATCACTAAAATTATCAAATGCGTTACCTAAACCTCCAGTCGCTTTTTGTACTTCAGGCAAATTTTGTAATGATTCAACTATTCTTCTATTAAATTCCTCTGCACTTATTCCAGTTGCTCTTATCTTTTCGATATTTGCCGTTCCAAATGCCGCTTCTACAGCTTTACCTAATAATGGGACATTCTCCTGAAGTATTCCAAAATCCTCTTGTAATATCCTATTTTTGGATATCATTTGAGTTAATTGATATTGAACACTATCAAGATTCTGCGCATTTCCGCCAGTTGCTGCTATGGCTGCACCAAATGTGCTTAATGTTTTTCGTGCTTCTTCTGCTGAAAGTCCTACCGCCTGAAGTCGTATTGAACCTCTTACCGCTTCTTCAAACCCTAACCCTGGTGCTTTTGCCGCTTCTTTTAAAAGTTGTAATTCTTTTCCGGCTGCTTCGGCTGATCCCATTACAGCAGTTAAGCCTTTTTCTAACTTTTCGTAACTTGCAAAACTTTTTAATGCTGACGCACCGGCTGCGGCTAATGGTAAAGTTAAACCGACAGTTAAATTGGTACTAATAGTTTGCATTCTTTGCGCTGACGCCCTTAAACTTTTTTCAGCTTTTTTTAAATCGTATTCAAGTTGGTTTGTAGTTGCCCCAATTCGTATTAATACATCACCGATTGTCCGTGCCATACTTTTTATTTACAAGTTTTTGCATTTTTTCAAAAACCATCTTCGCCTGATCGCTCTTTGCGTCCAACTTTTTATTGTTTGTTTCCTCATCTGAAAACTTAAATAAATCCGTTGGTTTATAAGTCTTTTTCCCTGATCCCATTACATTGACAACTATTGAACCATGCCATCGCATGTATTCCCCTAAAACCCTTTCGTCGCTTTGCTTTCGTTTACTTGCAAAATGTATGTATGTTAACACATCTGCAAGTGTTGATTCATAAAACTCATTTATACCTATGCCAAAGTAAAAGGCATGCCCTTTGATATCGTCAAAGGTTAATCTTTCACTTTGGCTTTCAAGTTTTTTGCGCCTTCCTCCTCCTTAATTTTAGGCTCAAGTTGATCTCGCATATGTTCGGCAAGTTCCGTTAATACTTCTTGTCGCTCGTCCATTTCATCGTAAAGATCTTGATCAGTTACATGATGACCTTCTAAATGACATGCAAAGACGAAAAGCCCCACCAAATCGGTGAGGCTCACGTCATCGAGCAAGGTAAAGATCTGGGAAAGTCCTATTTTCTTTGATGATCCATAACGCCCTATTACACTAATAGTCATCTTTGGCGCGTAATTTTTGCCTTTTATAGTTACCATGCTCTATTATTTTTAAGATACTGTTCCCAAAATCACCTCGCCAGTAAATACGCCGCTTACTGAATAAGTAACATTCTCATTATTTGGGGCTACTATCTCGACTGAAGTGAGCAGTCCCTGTCCGGTCCAAATTTTATCCCCAGTTACATCGGTGGTAAAAGTTAAATCAATAGTTGTCCCATCAGCAAGTTTTGCAAATAACGCTGCTGCGGCGTTGTCATCTTCTGCGTAAAGTCCCTCGGTTGAAAATGTAGCTGACTTTTGCCCTGGTGCTTGTTCAAGCCATCCTCCACCGTCTCCGGCGGTATCTTTATGAGATAATTCTCGCATTGCTGAACTGAACGAAATTGTACAGCTCGTAGCATAACCTAAAGATACCCCGTTGTCAAAAAATCTCATATAGTGTCCGTTGACCACTCCGACTGTTGCCATAGTTTATATTTTTATATTGTTAAATAATTTATTCTTCTTCTTCCTTAAAATCATTATAATATTCCTTAACTTCATTCCATTCTTCTTTATTTTCAATCTCAAACATAGGATCAGTACCGCCAATCAATGCCAATTTAACGCCCGCTGCTTTATGTCGAAAATATGCCTTTTCTGTCATTGTTACTTTACTCCCGGCGCTATATCCGTTAAAGTCCTCATTTAGCTTTACCCTTACTGTCATAATTGTACATAATTTATAAATACTCTATAATCTGTTTGCACCATAAATAATTCTGCCGTGTCGTCTGTGTCGTATTCCTCCGATTCAAATGTAGCTAAATATATCCAACTATCTGTAAAATTTAGTAACAAATATCTGATCTCATTCGCTACCGATTTACAATTCATATAATTAGTACCTACACATTCAACTCTATATATTACTTCATACCTTCCTTTTTTATCTTTGTCGTCCTGCACCGTTTCGCTTATGTTACGTATTAATACCCTTGGCGTTGCATTGCGTAATGTAATGCCCTGCGGAAATCTATTGAAATAAACATTATCAATATATTCTTTTATGTGATCATATATGCTTACGTCCGGCGTCATCGTTGTCTTTTTTCTACTGCTCTTACTGCTTTTTCGTGTGCTTTTTTTGCACCCTTTTCAAGTTCAGAAATTATAGTATATTTTGTTTGTTCATATGATTTTTTAACAAATTCAGTTCCCTGGACACGATCCCCGTTTTTAGGTTTCCAACCAAACTCAATTAAATGCGCATGCGGTGCTGTTGCACCTCTTGAAGCCTTATAATTTGGTCCAACATAAACCCCAAATTTATCTTTGGAATATGTCATCATTTTAATGGACTTTGCAAGTGTGCCTTTACTGTACTTTCCATCCCGTGACCCAACTGCGTTAAATCTCATTGTTATCTCCAATGGTTTTGCAGCTGCTTTAAATATCGCACGTGTTTTTAAATCTTCATCAAATTGTTTTTTATACATCTTTATTTGACGTATAATTCCTAACATTTGTTGATCTACGGTTTTATCCATTATACTACCCTTTTACATTTTATCTTCAAAAACCGCCTGCGCCCCATCGTTTCATCTATGTTTATAATGTCATATTCATTGCTATCAATTACCAATTTATCCTGGTAACTTATCGCTTTATATCTTATTACAAATTCCCTTATTTGTATATTTGTGTCCTTTTCAACTAATACTTCTTCATCCTGATCCCGGTTAACTTCATACGCCCATGCGTCTGTATCTGTTACCGTAACTTCAGTAACTTCTCCCAAATCGTTCTCCTCGTCAATTGTTTCTTGACGTATCTTTATTTTCTTGTCCATTGCACCAATGGCAATTTGCGCACGTAAATTTTTTGGATATATCAAAGTAATTCTATTTTATCTAAATCCAGTAACCTATTTACCTGTGGATAGGTATTTGTTCGATAGCTATTCTCTCTATTCTCATACATTTCGCCTATTAACAAATATGCTGCATGTTTCATTAATGGCGATATCAAAGGATCACAATTACATGTAAATCTATATCTGATATCTCTTAAAAAATCTGTATTATAAAGACATTTGTAATTACCGTAATCTTCAAGTTCGTAACTATCCAAAGTCATTTCCGTCCAAACGCCATCAGCAAACTCTTCAACTTTTGTAACTTCTATAACGTTTCTAGGCACGTCAAATCTATAATTGTATGGCGTACCAATCACAGTCATATCATAGCTCAGTGCTGGAAAACCCAAATAATTTTCAATATACTGCGTCGCTGCCCTTATATATCCTTTTATAAGTGTTTCGCTGTCATCATCGAAAATACGCAAATGGTCCTTAAGTTCGTCATCATAACTTACTACCATGCATTTAGATTGCCCTGCTATGTAGCTATTCATATTTTAACTACTAATTTTTTTTGTATTAATTCGTCAACTATCTCCACAGGGACGTTTATAACATCCCCAACTTTACCTCCTAATCTATATCCGTGAATTAATGATTTTTTTATTTGAACATCAACTCCCCAAACTGCTTTACGTTCGACGTGTAATATTTCCTGTTTGTATTCTTCTATTGGTTTTCTTCTTCCTCTTGCCATGACTTTTATTTTTAAAAGGTAGCCACTCATTTAAGAGTGACTACCAATATATGATTTATGAAATTGCAGACCATGTAATGTCATCGCCAAATGCGAACGCCTTAGGCTGCTTTAATTTAACATCCCAATAAGAATTAATTATAATTCTTACTTGTCCATATTCTGCACGTACATAAGGATCCAAAATAATTTCAACTCCACCCCAATTCGCCAACACAACATTCGAAAAGTCGCCAAATATAGCAGCTGTCTTAGTTGAATTGATGTTTGTTGGCACTAAAGTGGATACAGCAACTGGATAGCCAAACAAATTATTAGCATTATCCATAAGGAATTGTCCTGAACCTGCATCCAGTTTTGTTTGCATCATTTCGCCTTTCAAAATTGGATTCACAAGGAATGCCATAGTTTCGCTATTGTAGTCATCAAGAGCAATTGATGTCATAAGATCAATCAATTTATCTCTTGTAACTGCACCGCCAAAGGTAACCTCGTTAACTCCAGTTGTGCCGATGATACCGTCTATATTTCCGGAATTACCAATTATTGCTGCACTATCAACCGCACGAGCTACAGCGTTTGAAAGTTCGCCCCTAATCCATGCTTCAACACTAAATGAAGCTTGTGTCATTAGCTGCTTAGATACAGTTGTAATCGCTGCAAGTCTGTTTGGTCTTAGTTCAACCAATCTTGTTGAAGGATCTGTATTTGCTGCCTGATCTGTTTCACCCTCCCATGTAGCTGTAGCAAGTCCATCCGCTGCTGGTAAATCCAAATTGCCGACCAAACCGTTCAAGGTAGTTGCCCCAAGTGCGCTCATTACCAAATTAGGTCTAAGTGCTGGAATAATTGTACTATCCAATTCAGTTGCAATTAAGTTTCCTGCTGTTGCTGCTGTCGCTGCATCCTGCGCTCTTAATTGGAATGACGGAAGTCCATATCCTTGCAATGCTCTACCTGTAGCCATTGCCTCACGAACTGCCTCCTGATGCATCTCACCTTCAGCACCGTCCATTTGATCAGGTCTAACTCCGTTATTAAGGTTTTTAAGAACTCTCAAAAGGCTAAACTTTTCAGATACCTTTTGCTCTTCAGATCTTTTCACGTTACCGGAATTAAGTTTGTTTTGTGCAATTCGCTTTCTCGCTTCGTCCTGCTTTCTAATGTTTTCTATTTTTGCAGTCAAATCATTAATTGATCTGTCAAGTGTGTCAAATTCCTTTGATTCGTCATCAGTCAGTTCTCTTTGATCTGCATCTGCATTCGCCAACAATGCTTCTTGCTTTTCGACAAGAGCATCATAGTCCCTTTTTAATGTTTCTAATGTCATCTTTATATTTTTTAAATTAATAATTTCTTTTATCCATTAACCCCAAAAGATACTCGCGCTTCCGCCTAATTTCATTTAGCTTTCTGCTATAATCTTTTCTAAACCCTTCGCTTTTGTGTATATCCTTGACCTGATTCATAAAATTATCCATACTTTCCATGCTCTTTTTAATTGCGTCTGGATTTGACGGCACGTGTACAATTGACCATTCCGCAAGACGTTGACTGGTAAAATAATACGTTGTAGGATCTTCATCACGTTTTTCATCTCCCCATCTTCCGGCTATTGGCATAAATCCAACGCTTGTGGCTCGCATCGTTCCGTAATCTACTTTTTTACGGATCTTGTCAGCAAGTGGATTAATATCCTCAGTTTCAAATTTACCAACTCCAATTAACATGCTGCCTTCTGCTCTTGCCGTTGCTGGTCCAAGTGCATTGTCTGGATTACTATCGGTTAAAAATCCTCCAGTTGTTTGGTGCTGATAATAAAATGCGCCTGCTCTATTGAAGTCCTCCAGTTGCCACCCATCCATACGGATGACAGTTCCGTGGCTGTCCTTTCGTTCAGTTGAAATTATAAACTCTCTGGTTAAATCATCTTGCAATGCTCTGACCTCAAAGTCTTCTATGTTAAACGCCCGTAGCATCATTATTTATTTCTTTTGATTCGTTATTTTCAATTATATTTTCAAAATATTCCTCCGCTTGGTTAAGAGGAATTGTGTTTAATTGTTGGTAATACGTTGCACCGTAACCGCCCTCAATTGGATTCATACCCTCAATGTTTCTAACTTCATCCTTATTCATAAAACCGCTATTCAATCCAATTTGGTGAGCTTGGTATCTCGTGAGCATATCAGTTCTGTACACTCCTTTTAATTCAAATTTTAGATAGTAATTAGGATCGTTCATTAAAACTTTCCTATTAATCTCATTTTCTATTAAAAGCGTCATCGGTGCAATAACCGTACTTAAAAAAGTGTTGTATTCTCTGTCGCCTTTGTTATCTGCACTTTCTCCACGTCCTAACAATGACAAAGGAACGCCAAATATTCTGGCAATATCTTCGACTGTGAACTTGTTCGCTTCAATTATTGACGCATCTGCAAAAGGAATATTGTACTGTAGTGGCTCGTACTTATAGCCTGGCGGTAGTGCTGCAATACCTCCATTGCGTGAGGTATATGTTTCCTCAAATTTTTTTCGCACATAATCTAATGCGCCTTTCTCCACTATCCTATCGCCATATATATAGCCTGAAATATTTGCACCGTTTTGATACATTTCAGTAGTATAATTCTGAATATTCCCGGCATTTTGTATCGTATTTTTCTTTGACATTATACGACTTATTCCCTTAACTCCGTCAAAGGTAAAATCGTAAATGTGGATCATATCCATTTGATTGACCAGTTCACCAGTCTTTTGAATTTTGTACCAATGATTCTCAATGCCATCAATCTCAATTATAGAAACGTCTACGTCTGCATCCTCATATAGCTTTAATCCTATAACCCTGCCAATATTATCACGTTGTATTCTTGCATAAGCATTTCCAAACAAAAGATAATACGCCGCCAACCTTTGATAAAACTTTGAAGCATCATACAAAGGATATGGCTCACTTGTAAGTATATTGTAATACGGGTGATTTGTTGCAATGTATTTGCCTCCATTACGATCCTCCATTATTTTTGGACTAACCAAACTTAATGTTCTTGTAATGATGTCAATACATTCAAACACAACCCCAAGGCTTATGCTCTTTTTTGGTGTTACCAGTACATTTTTACCTGGTAAACCTTGCGTATTAAGCAATGTCAAAAGCTGTGTACTTTCGACAGCCCTTTGTTGTGGTTTAAAAAGTCGATCTAATAAACTCATATAACAAAATTAATACATAATCATGGTATATAGTTTCTTTAAATAGTAACATAATACTATAACTCGTATTCTGACTTATCAGGTAATACATTATGCAAAAAATCTACTAAGTCCTGACATACCGCTTCATCATGAAATGAAAATATATGCTCATCCTTTAATTTTTGCTTTAAATCAAAACATTCATGCTTTTGTCTTAATATAATATCTGATTTTTCTACTCCATTAATATTGTTATAACCGCAATACATTGACTTTACCAATAAACCTTCAGAGGATGCTTCAAAATTAATGATATTATACATCTCAATAAACTGCTTTTTGTGTATTAGTATCGGTGTATGTATGTCAAAATAATGCTTATAATGTTTGTTGTTTATTGTTTCTTCAATTATTTTTCGGTAGTTGTCTGATATTGGCCTACTTTCAATTATGCTTTTTGCGTCATTGTCATTATAATAATACGGATATTTACTTAAATCCGTTTCTTTTAACAAAATGTGATCATCATTTATGTATAAAAAGGTATCACTTATTTCCGGCACGTTACAAGAAAAGTATATTTTGTCTAAAATATTTAATGCTTTTGTTTTTGTTTCCTTGAATCCAAAATGTTTAATTCTTTGATTTCCCCAATGTGGAAATTTACCAATGATATAAATATCTTTATAATTCCTGCCAAACTTTTCTAAACTCCTTATACTGTACCTTAATTCGTTGTCGCTATTTGGTGATCCATTTCCCAAAGGGTAAACAATATCTATTAATCCCTTTTCTTTTGACTTTATGTAATTCCTTAACTCAGAATAATAGCGATCTGCATCCTTATTTCTGCTTTTATTGTGCTTTCTATAATTTAGTAATGCATCATTATGTATATAAATACTATATCCTAACCTTGCAGCACGTCGCCAGTATTCCCAGTCCTCATATCCTTTAATCATATTTTCATCAAATCCTCCTATTTTATTAAACATTTCGCGCTTAAATATTGCAGCGCAATGCACATAATTACTATGCTTTAGTTTATTAAAATTAATATGTGTAAATGGACGTTTTACAATTTCGTTTCGATCTCCAAAAAACTCAAAATTTGTACCTATAATATCATATTGATCTATGTATTTTATGACTTCTTCAATATAATTTTGTTTTAATGTGTCATCCGCATCAAGGCAAATAATATATTCGCCACTTGACTTTTTTATACCGTAATTCCTGGCATGGCTCACGCCTCTATTTTCAGTCTTATAATATTTAACAAGTTCAAATTGTGTTGACACATATTCTGTATTGTCATTACTGCCATCATTTACGACAATTACCTCTATATTCTTATATGTTTGATTAAACACGCTTGTAATTGCTTCAAAAAGATATCTGCCGTGATTATAACATGGTATAATTACACTAACCTTGCCCATAATTAAATAGATTTTTGTTGTACTTTTTATTAAATTTAATGACTTGTTTTTTTGTTAATTCTTCTTTGTTTTTGCTTTTGTTTAATGTTTTACTTCCAAAATGCCTTACTATTGCATCAGTAACTAACATGGGCGGAATTTTTACAGCTCTCAATTGTTCAATTAATGAATTATCAGCGCACCAGAATTCCATATCTTCATCAAAGCAACCTATATGCTCATAAAGATCTCTCCTAATCATAAAGCACCATCCTGATAAATGCCTCCCAGTTTCATAACCTAAATGATTACCAGTTTTTAGATCTTTTTGCCTTTTGTCTGCTGGTTCTTTTGGGGATACAATTGGATAGTCTGCTGCAAGTAATTTATCAAGCCATCCTTTATAAAAAATCAAATCATTATTAGCAATTAATAGCCATTCATTATCGGTTATTAACGCCCCTTTGTTTGCAAATTTATTATAGTTAAATTTTTCTTTAATGTGTATTGTTTTGCAATTTTTGTAAATTGTATCTGTTTGTTCAATTACTATAATCTTGCACCTTTGATCATTAATTGAATCTATGCAGTTTTGCGTCATTTTTTTCATTGAAGCGTCAATAGCATTTGATAAAATTATAACATCTACCATTATTTTTGTGTTTCTGTAGTTTTTTGATCAAAATCATAATAGTAAAGTATTTTGTCAATATGTACTTTCTTTTTTAGGTATGGGTAAATACGTCGAGCATATTCGTCATCCTCTTGGAAATTGCGCTCTGGAAATTTATATCTCGTTGCTATTTCCCTCTTCACAACACATAAATGATTTGGCGTTCGCTCATAATGTGTGCTGTGGTTTTTGTTTTGCTCCCCATTAAAATAACATATTTTTAAATCTTTACCATTTATCCTCACTTCTGAATTAAATGTAACACAATCCGGACCAATCTGTATAGCTTCATGCAAACTCCTGACATAGTCCGCTGATACCCTATCGTCGTCATCGACAAAACAAACGTAGTCACCCTTCGCACATTTTAAAAGAAAGTTTCGCTTTTCCCCAACTATCATTTTTTTGTTGTCCATTAGGACAACTAACTGAACAAATCCGCTATGTTTATATGTTTTTATCTGCTGATCAAGATTATCCATTAATGAAGATAAAAATTGTTTGCGTCTGCTTGGAATTGCACAAATCAAAATTGAAAGTGTCCTCATAAGTAAACTTTGCCGTTTTTTATTCTGTAGTTATCTACATTATAATTGCCGTCATCCTCTACCTCAACTATGGCGAATCCGTGATTCCATTTTGTGTATGCAAATGGTCGATAATCGGGATTTAATGCACATAGGCACCCTGTAGAATAGCAACCTATATTTTCGCCGTGTAAGTTGCTTTCAAAATGTGAACTTGTCTGGTGATTGTGTCCGCTCAATGTTGATGTCTTATATTTTAAAAAAGCACCTCTTGCCGGGTTAACTGGACTGAAAAATGAATCTCCTGCCTCATGCCCGTGGATAACTATCAGTTTACCCATGTAAACCTTTTGTCTGCTGCTTATATACTGCACCCCTAATTCATCAAGTTTGAACACCGATTTAAAGCTAAAGTCTTCAAAGTCCGCAAACGCCGGAGCGTTCCGCATGATATAATGTTCCCATCGTTCTTCATGGTTGCCTAACTTGTAAAATATCGGAACATTAAGTTCATTTTTTAGCATGGTTATAAAGGCGTAAAAATATTCCATTTCATCGGCTGCGCTTACGTTTATTTTTTCCTTCAGAAATCTGCTGATGTCGTAAAAGTCCAATACATCCCCGTTAAGGTAGACACTATCCACGCTCATTTGTTTTCCATAGTCTATAGCTAACATTAGAGCTTCCATGTCGTGGAATGGTAGGTGAATATCCGATAACACAAGCGCTTTTTTATGAGGAAATACAAAATCCTCTATTGGTTTACTTTTTGGCGATAAATTATACTTTGTCACCGCTTCTTGAACAGTTGTCTTTTGATACAAGTCCGGTCTTTCCTTTACAATCCTGTCCGGTTTTGCCTGTCCCCTTATATTCCGTACCCTGTCACGTACAGCGTCGTAACTTGCGAAACGCTCCGGGTAGGCTTCAAAAATTACCGCCGACAGTTGCCTTGTACTCAATTCAGGGTACTTCTCGCAGTACTTAATTACTATATTTCTTTTTACTTCATCTTTTTTTGGCATTTCTTATTTTTTTTAGAAAGTAATGAAAACGAACTCTAAAAACCCCATAATCCTTATACCTGCGCTCCTTGTACTCTCTAATGTAGTGCAGTTCTGTCATCTCATATAATTCAATTTGTCGGATTTTGGGAAACTTGGACAAATTTATGTAATATAATTCAAAAAACCTTCTGTAATCATCATTCATACATTGACTTCAGTTGTTCAAGTGAAAGACTGTCTTTCGGCGTTATTTCTCTATGCATCCACGCAGCAAGTGCCGTATTAATTGCAGAAACGCCGTCAATTTTGTTTTTGCTATTACTCTTTGAAGGCTTTACGTTACCAGCTGCATCGGTTTCAAGTTCTACGTTGCCCATATTCCATCTTAATATTGGGTCGCCGTCGTGCTTAATTTCTTTTTTCAATACCATGACCTCCAGTCTTTTTGTCGGAGGCGACAAAGTCAGGAAGCCTTGACGGAATGCACCGGTCTCTAAATTATACTCCGATAATTTGGGGATAATTAAGTCAGCGTTAAATGGATCGTAACCTATCATTTCGACCTGGTAATTTTGGCTATTTTCCAAAATATCCTTAATTATATAGTCGTAATCAATGGTGTTGCCGGGAGTTGCCGTTAAATTAGCACTTCGTAGCCATGCCCGGTAGTCAACCCCATCAACTCGCCTGCCTTCATTTACTTTGTCCTCAGGGCAATAGAAATCAACATAAACATATCCTAAATCAGGGAAAAAGTACGCAATTGCCGTTAAATCCACTCTGGAAGACAAGTCCATCCCAATAAAACACCTGTGACCGTATAATTTATCCTTCGATAGCTTACCGGCGCACTCCATCCAGTCGCTATCCTTAATCCATGTCTTTGCTGAATCAACCCATAGATTTAAATTTTTTGTCTTGAACTCAACTTCAGCGCTGGCGCCTTCAGTTATTGCTGCCTGATATAGCGCTTGCATTGATTCCCATCGTGGCGTGTTACCTATGTTCGGGTTAGCCTTACGCCAGTTGTTGGTATCGTTCCAATCGTCACCATCATCCAAAGTCCATAGAATAGCAAATAAATTGTCATTTTCTATCTTATTGTCAAGAATATCCGTTACAATTTTACGGAATTCATAACATGGTCCGTTTTTATTAAATCCAGCCGTTGTTATAATTGCCAACAATGGTTGAGTACGCCCACCCATACCGGTTTCAACTACTTTTAGCATGGAATCATCTTTGGCGCTGTGATATTCGTCAATTATTGCCAAATGAGGGTTTGCGCCGTCGTTCGTGCCGGCATCGGCAGTTAATCTTGTAATAAATCCGTTTGTTTCGTTTTCCTGTATTTTATACTGAAGAACTCTACACCTTTGATTAAATTTACTGCTATCTCGTGCCAATGCTTTGCACATTTCCCGTGCGGCGTTGTAGACGTATCCGGCTTGGTCTCGTGTGTTTGCTACAGAATAAACCTGCGCTGCGTGTTCATTGTCAAAGAATGCTCCAATAATTTGAATGGCTGCGGCAAGTTCTGATTTGCCTCCCTTACGAGCCATTTCGATGTAAGCTTTTTTATAGCGTCTAAATCCTGTTTCTTTGTCAGTCCATCCAAATAGTGACGCAAGTATGAACGCTTGAAACGGCTGCAGGTCAAAGTTTTTACCTCCGTAACTTCCAGAGGTATGTTTTAGCAGTTTTACTATCTGAATTACAAAATCGGCTTTTGAAGTGTCAAAAAAGTATTTACCATTTTTTACATCTTGGTTGTGACGGCTGACCGCTTGGCGCACCCAATGATTGTGATGATGCGGATTGTTTTGAACTTCTGATATAAATTGGTCGTATAGTGTCATTTATGACAATATGGAATTTAATATGTCATTATCTGCAATTTGCTCGCCTGACTTGGCGGCTGAAATTTTACCAACAACAAACGGAAGCAGCCTGGTGATAACTTCGATTCGGTCTTTAGTAGACAAATCCGGGTCTGATTCGAGGTAAGCGATTTGTTGCTCAATTGTTTCTCGGACACGGTCACGTAATTCTTTTTTTTGCGATTTCATTTTATTTGGATTTAGTCTAAATAAAGGTAAAAATTGTTATAAATATGCG